TTATATGACGCATTCGTTCATATATATCAACACTACTGGATTACAGACAGAAAATCCTTATGCGCCTAAAAATAAAGTGCCGTGGACACCGTCTCAGACTGATATGCTTGCAGAAGATTGGATGTTTGTGGAATAGGAGGATTAATCATGATTATCACAGGAATGAATCACTTTCAGAGCGTATGTAAAAAGAAACTTGTTGAATGGTACAACAAGAGCGACAAACCTCACAAGGGACCTAATGATGTTCAAACAATTGACTTAAGCAATGTATTTATTGTATGGAGTTGCAAAACTTTACAGAACTATAAATGCCTTGCTTCAACTGACATCAGTGGTGACGGAATCTATGCAGAGTACACATACAACGGGGATAAACAGGAGTTGTACGAAGATGTGTACGGAAAGATTACGAACACCCGTTATACAGAAGAATAAGTGATACTTTTTAGAGACTTTAACGAACTGTTAAGGTCTCTTTTTTATGCGTAAAATAAAAGCATAGAGAACAAGAAATACTAATTTACAGGAGGTATGAGTATGAATCCATATATGCCATATACACCGTACATGCCACAGGATGCTTATATGCAAGACCAGATGGCATTACGACAACGGATAGACAACTTATCACAGGCTCAACAGCAATACAAGGCACAGCCACAGCCGAACGTGAACTGGATACAGGTAGCCGGAATTGATGGGGCAAGAAATCAGATTGTACAGCCTGGAACAACGGCTTGGATGATGGATAACAATGCACCGTACTTCTATGTGAAATCTGTAGACGGTGTGGGAAGTGTGACGTTTAAGGCTTTTGAATTCCACGAGGTACAGGCGAACAATCCACAACCTGTAGCGGAAAACATGGACGCTAAGTACGTGACAAGAGAAGAATTCAATAAATTACTGGATACATTGAAACCTCAGCCGGAAGAACAGAAAGGGGAGCTGACGCATGAGTAATCCGTTAATGGGAATGATGGGCGGTATGCCGGGTGGCAACAGTCCATTCGGAATGATTCAAAGAATGATGGGGATGATGCAAAATACGCAGAATCCCGGAGCAATGTTGCAGAATATGGCGCAGAGCAACCCGAACATAAAAAAGGCTATGGATATGTGCCAAGGAAGAAACCCGAAAGATGTATTTATGGAGATGTGCCAACAAAATGGCATGAATCCAAACGACATTATTAATAAAATAAAGTGATATCCGGACGGAGTGCACACGTCTTGATAAATAAAAGAAAAGGAGAACCAACATGAACGAGGGATTAAACACACTTAGTGCTGCAGATGTAGCAGCAGTCACAAGAAACAACGATGGAAACATGTGGGGTGACGGTGGATGGTTCTGGATTATCATTCTTGCTTTCCTATTTTGCGGTAACGGATGGGGAAACAACAATGGAGCACAGGACGCTTTTATCTCTGACGAATTCGTGAAAAGAGATATCTTTAACACAAATCAGAATGTGTCTAACACAGCTTGCGAGACACAGAGAGACGTATTAGAGAACCGCTATAACACACAGCTCGGCTTGCAGAACTTACAGGCTCAGCAGTCTCAGTGTTGCTGCAACACACAGAAAGAGATTTTACAGAGTAGATATGATGCAGCATTACAGGCACAGAACATGCAGGCACAGATGGCACAGTGTTGCTGTGATATCAAAGAAAGCATCTTAGCAGATGGACAGGCTACACGCCAGTTAATCCAGGATAACACGATTCAGAACTTGAGAGACAAGCTTGCTGATCGTGACAGAGATTTGCAGACAGCATACTGGCAGATTTCACAGGTATCACAGACCAATAACATTATTGATGCAGTGAGACCGACACCAAAACCGGCTTATATGTCTTGCAGTCCATACTTTGCATATAACGCATTTGGTAATGGTTGCTGTGCAAGTGGGAATGTGATGTAAGTGAACGATATATCACTACTTGACTTTCTGACGGTGTACGGAGTTGCTTTACAGATAGCGAATTTTAACAGTAATCTATCACAGGCAAGTAATTCTGACATCGAAAAACACTTGCACGAACAAGACAGTAAGTATTTTTTGAAAATAATTGAAAACCAAAACAAAATCATAAGCATGTTGGAAGAATCCATATCTACGAAAAAGTAGTCTTGCGAACATCAAAGAGAGTAGGCATGCGCTTGCTCTCTTTTTTTAAGAAAGGAGAAAAAATATGTTAAATTCTATTGCTAAAAACGCTCAGACAGTAGCAACAAATCAGAATGTATTATTTACGGAAACAAGAGTGAAAAGCCGTAGATGCGCTTGTAACACAGGGTGGCTTGCACATGACAACGGCAGTGGACTTTTTGAAATCACAAACCGCGGAAATCTGCCGATGGCAGTCGAAGTTGAGTTTAACGGAAACGTTACGGCATCTGCAATAGGAGCGGTAGCGTTATCTATCAAACAGAACGGGGAACCGGTTTCTGGTACGGAAATGGATTATACAGTAGCAACGGCAAATGTGTATCAGAATGTCAGTGCAGCTACATTGATTGCAGTTCCGGCCGGAAGTAGCGTCACTGTATCGGTTGGCAACGTTGGCACAGTCGAAACATTGGTTAAGGATGCGAATATCATCATTAAAAAGCTCTCATAGAAAAGGGGTGAGTTTCTATGATTGATTTTAAAAGCAACCTAGATGTCAAAACTCCGAAAGAAATCTTTGCCGAAATCAATAAACGGTTTATCGGAGCGGTCATGATGCACGGACAGTTTGCGGACTACTTTGATTTCCTTGGCTTAAAAGGCTTTAAGCGGATGCATGAGTACCAGCACATTGCGGAAAGTTTGGAACGTAGGAAAGTGTGCCAATATTTTATAAGCCATCACAATCAGCTTATTGATGATGAATTTGATGGAAAAGTAAATGTTATCCCGGATGCGTGGCGAACGGCCAAACGGTTAAGCGTTGGGAAAAGCACAAAGCAGAAAGCCGTAGAAGATGGATTTGTTGAGTATCACAATTGGGAATCCGAAACAAAGGAAGTGTACGAACAGTACGCACACACGCTAAGAGAAAACGGTCATGTGGCTGATGCTATGTTCGTGGAATGTTTGGTAGAGGATGTAAGCGAAGAATTAAAAACTGTAGAATGTATGATTAACGACCTCATATCTACAGGATACGACATGGTATATATCACAGAAATTCAGTCGGAGATTCACGACAAATACAAAAAGAAAACGAAAGGAATCGAGGTGTGATAAATGAGCGAGATCAAAAAGATTTTGGAAGACCAGCTTGAACGCGAAAAAGCATCTGCAAAGAAAGACTTGAATATGTCTAACTTACAGGCAATGTACATGATTACATCTACATTATGCAATATGAAATCTTTGGAATGTGAAAGCGTACCGGGGATGATTGCGGATGCATCGGAAAACCTTATCAAGAAATACAGTAACGGAAAGTACGATAAAAACATTGATGCGCTATACGACCAGTACATTATGGCGAAAGAGATGTATCAACAGAACGGAGATCAAGCGCACAGAGACAAACTGATGGAAAGTGTCGGGAAACTTATGGTAGAAGTGTACGACATGCTTTCCTCTATGGTGATGGATTCAGATTTTGCAGAAGAACGGAAAGAGATTCAAAGGCAAATCAAGAAGCTTGCGGAAATGTAAAAACATGGGTACGGAGTACTATATATATTAATGTTACGATATATACGGTGAATCACATAGGACATTTTCTTTTCTTACTTGATACACCTCCTTTCAATAAAGCCTAATAGCGGAATGCTGATTAAAGGGCGGTCAAACGCCCGTTAGGCTTTCCCCTAAGGTTGCGGACTTGGGGAATCGTCATCTTATGTTACCTCCTAAAAATATAAAATGATAAATTTTTATCCGCAAAGGATAGTGCACAGTATGGTGCATGGATTCATTTCCGACTATCCTTTTTCTGTATAGAGTTAGTTACGGAATAATATACAGATTGACCGTCAAATAGCCGTAACAGTGGTTGGAACTGTATAGAGGGAACACTTACACCAACCACTAACGGGATATAGTTCAATGGTAGAACAAAAGTCACAATCATCTCTTTAAAAAAAGACTTATGTCCACGGTTCGATTCCGTGTATCCCGATTACCCCGACAGAGGTTCATCTGTCTGAATCCCTACCGCAGACGAAGCGGTTAATAAGAGACGTTGAGGAGGATATGCAACATGAAAAATATTATTCAGATTATCAAGGATGCTGGTCTTGAAATTACAGATGAGCAGAAAAAGACAATCGAAGATGCAGTGAAAGAGAATTACAAGAGCGTATCTGACTATGATAAGCAGACACGAAAAGTAGAAACTCTGACACAGGAACGTGACAACTTTAAAACGCAGTATGAAACAGCGAAAGAGACTTTGGACGGGTTCGAGGGAAAAGACTTCGATGCAATCACAAGAGAACGTGATGAGTGGAAGACGAAAGCCGAGAACGCAGAAAAAGAATGGAAAGACAAGTTTGAAGCCAGCGAAAAAGAGTACAACCAGAAGATTGAAGAAAGAGACTTCAATGACGTTCTGACAAAGGCTCTTGCAGGCGAGAAATTCAGTTCTGATTTTGCAAAAACAGGAATCATCAACATGATTAAGGATAAAGGTCTGAAACGTGAGGGCGAAAAGATTCTTGGTCTTGATGATTACATGAAAGAGCTGAAAGAATCTCAGAAAGATGCTTTCGTGACGGATGGTAAGACACCACCAGTATTCACAACACCTACGGAAAAAGGTGGAAGTGAACAGAAAGCAGAGCCGTTTGTTCCTGGAACTGTTTGGTAAAACCATACTGTTAGCCGGCTATCGATAGAAGATAGTCGTTGACCTTAAAAAAATAAAGGAGAACAAAAATGGCAGAAACAACAAGAATTACATCGTTAAACATGTTACTTGACCCAACCGGAAAAATGCTTCTTGCAGAAGAGTATGGAAAGGTCATTGAAAACGTCCAGAAGAACACTATTTCTGGGAAAATGAAGAATACCGAACTTTCCGGTGATCCGTCAGCCGGAACCGTAGAAGCAAAAAGATTTGCAAATGCGACATCTAAGAATTACGGAACAGCCAGAGGTGCAGCTAAAGGCGATGGAGTAAAAGGAAAGCCGGTTACGATTCCAATTGATGTAGATAAGGAAATCGTAGAAGAGGTTGAACAGAAAGACGTATCTCTTCTCGGAGTAGAGGGACTTATCGCTAAAAGAACAGCGAACCATGCACTTAGAATGATTGCAGAACTCGACACTGAGTTCTTCAAAGTTGCCGGAACAGATGCGACAGAAGTTGATCTGACAGGTATTACAGCTATTGAGGAACAGGCTGAAACCATGATTCAGCAGTGCGAAACTACCAAGAATGAATATGTGGACGGAGTACCACGTTCTATGATGAACATGATCTGTACACCAAAATTCTACGGAAAAATCCGCACATATCTGGACAAAGTTACAGTGCCGGGTGTTGGCGTGGCTGACGAAGAGTTCTATGCTTATCATGGCGTAAAAACATTCTCATGCGTGCACATGCCGACAGACGTTGACGTGATCGTGATGGTGGATGGAGCTATCGCACAGCCTGTTAAATCCACACCATACAGTGCTGAGAAGATTCCTCTTTCAGAAGCATATGGCATCGAACTCTTTTACCACTACGGAACAAAATCTGTAATGCCTGACCTTATCTTCAAAAACAAGAAAGGTGAGTAAACATGAGACGGTTTGAAGACTTGGAAACAGGAAGAATCTTATCAACCGAGCATGAAACGAGTGCTCAGTTGATGGAAAACAATCCACAAAAATATAAAGAAGTCAGTGACGTAAAGCCAAAGACGAGATCGAATCCAAGAAAGTAGGAAAATTAGGTGAAACACTATGGCGTACACAGATTATAAGTTTTATACAAAAAAATTTTTCGGAAAAACAATTCCAGAAAGCGAATTTCGTGAATATGTAGAACGAGCCAGTGACTGCGTAGACAACTACACGATGGAGCGCCTTGTTGATGGGCTTCCAGAAAATGAGCGAGCAGAAACAAAAGTTCAAAAAGCTGTATGTGCAGTAGCTGATGAAATGTACAAGATAGAGCAAGCTAAAAAAGCTTCTATGGATGCCATAGGAACCATACAGAGAGAAGATGGGACGGTCGTAAATAAGACCGTCTCTTCTGTTTCTTCTGGAAATGAAAGCATATCTTACGCTAACGGGAACAGCCAGAGCAATCGGTATACCGTAGCAGCTACCAATGTGCAAGAAGAGAAAAGAATACTTCTCGAAGCAGCGGTTAGCTATCTTTTTAACGTTACCGATGATAACGGAGTGTACTTGCTATATAGAGGAATTTGAACAATGGGAATTATTAAAAGATTATTTTGCAAACACAAAAAGAAAATCCATGCCGGAACGTATCTGGAAGATATCGGAAACGGGATAAAAGAAACAAGACACATATGGAAGTGTGAAAAATGCGGTAAGAAGTTTTATTAACGAGAGGTGGTACCAATGTATGACAAAACCATAACTGTATTCAACAAATATGTGAATCAAAAGGATGAAATATTTTGGTATCCGACCGTAATTAAAGGTGTTCAACTCATTGTTGATAAATCCGCAAACATCGAAAAGACAGGACTTGATACGGCTGACACGGCAACGCTCCATGTTCTGTATCGCATGGTATCCGCTGAAAAAGTAGTATCTGGCAAAAAGTATCTTGAGCCTAAAAAATGGGCGAAACAAATTAACGATACGCTTGTACATACCGTCACATTTGCAAGCGGTGACTTTTTCATTGAGGGCGAACATGATGAAAAGATGATAGCAGACGAAGACTATCAGAGCCGGAGAGACGGTGGCTTTTATGATTATATGAACAAAAATTACGACAATGTATTCTTAATCACCAATGTCGGAACATACACACTTATCCCACATTTTGAGATAGGGGGAAAGTAAATGGCACGTAGCAGAATGTTCCATTTTCCAAACATCTCGATAGTTGAAGCTGACATCAAAGTGAATGTGAATCTTGAACGATTCGAAAAACAATTCCAAGATGCTCAACTTTGGTTAGATGAACAGGTATGGACAGGCACAAAAAAGTATATTCCACAAAGAGACGGGATGTTGATTGATACTACTAGTGTGCAGAATGAATCCATGAAAGGTAGCGGGAAAGTATATGCCGGATATGGACCTTACGCAAGATTTCTGTACATGGGAAAAGTTATGGTAGATCCGGAAACTGGTTCGCCGTGGGCAAGACCGGGGGCGAAAAAGGTGGTAACAGACCGTGATATCCAGTTTTCGAAAGTGCCAAATCCTTTTGCAACAGACCATTGGTTTGATGCTGCTAAAGATGAATTTGGTGATACATGGGTAAAAGGAGTGAAGAAACGTGCAGGCGGTGGATAGTAAAAAAACAGTGAAATACGATGTTGACGGATACGACATTGTAACAAATGCACTTAAAGATTTGCTGAATCAGTATCCTGGATTGGAAACCGGAGAAGTGTTTAAATTCTCCACTCTGAAAGAAGATGATGGAATGGCGTTCTATCCGGTATCCGGTGCGGTGATTGCACAGGAGAAAAAATCGGTAACAGGCAAGGTGAATCAGCTTTGCAACTACCCATTTTATATCATATATAGGACATCCCGTGATTCTCCGAACACGAAAGCGGATATAAAGGAATTTCTTGATAGTGTAGGTAAATGGCTGGAACGACAAACAGTCGTGATTGATGGCAAAAAGCATAGGCTTACATCTTACCCAACACTTACAGAGGAACGAAAAATAGAAGAGATTACAAGAATCACACCATCATACCTTGACAAAATTTACGAAAACAATGTTCAAGACTGGGTGATTAGTATGTCTCTTAAATACAGAAATGTATTCATAAGAACTAATTAACCGGACATCAATTGAAGATGTTCGCTGACCGTAAAAAGCTAACGGTAGAAAGGACTATAATATGGGAAATCTTAGTAGAGAAGCACTTGCACATTATTTGGACTATAGCTTCAAACAGACAGTAGCAAGTGCTACGTGGGAAATCCTTGGTGATGACATCGACGATATGTCGGTTGATCTGAACCCGGATACAGAGACGAAGAAGAACATTCTTGGTCAGACAAAAACGACAGACAATGGATATGAACCGTCTATGGATGCAGATACATACTATGCAAACCCGGACAAAAAGCTGTATCCGAAGATTAGGGATATTGCAATGAAACGATTAAAAGGAGCGGACTGTAAAACACTTATGCTGGAAGTCCTTGTGGAAGATACAAGTGCAGAAAACCACCTTGCGTATGTCGAAGAGGTTATGGTAAAACCTCAGTCTTATGGTGGAGATACATCTGGTGTAAACATTCCGTTCAAGGTGTCTTCCGATGGAAAGAGGACAGAGGGATATGTAAGTGCCACTTCGCTCGCTTCTGGAAACCCAGAATTTACAGCCGGAACAATCCCACATAGTCTTTCTACAGGAAAAGAAGTACTGTAACGCTTTATTAACAGGAGGAATAATATGAGCAACAAGTTACCAAAAAAAAGAAATGATAGCGAACTGGTTATTAAGATAAATGATGGCCGAGTCAAAATTCCGATCAAAAACCAGTTTGGTGAAACTCTTGGAAGTATAGTGTTCGCACCGACTGACACTAACATTGTTGACAGATACGAAGAAGTCGTTCGATTTTGGAAAAATTACAAGATGCCGGAAGATGACAGCATTGAAGCTGCCAGAAAAGCAGAAAAAGAAATTTCAGAGAAAATGTCTTATCTGATTAATGGAGATGCAGAAAAAGCATTTTTCCAGGTTCTCGGACCGTTTTCGCCAATGGATGATGGAAGAATTTTCCTCGAAATTGTAATTGACAGTGTTGCAAAAGTCATTGAAACAAAACTGAACACAAACGTAACAAAGGTACAGCGCCGTGTAAATAAGTACGTGGCCAAGTACCATAACTAATGGATGTCTGGAAACTTCCGAAATCCGTTAACGTAAACGGCAAAGAATATCGAATACGCTCAGATTACAGAGCCGTGTTAGACATTCTTTGTGCTATTAATGATCCCGATATAGTAGCCGGAATGTCAGAGGAAGAAAAAAACTTGGAGATATACACAACGATTCTGGCTATATTCTACGAAGACTTTGATAATCTTCCAACGGAAGACTGGGAAGAAGCTTTAAAGACGGCGAAAGAGTTTATCGACTGCGGATTTAAGGGAGATAAGAAAAAACCACAACTTATGGATTGGAAAAAAGATGCAAAGATTCTGATTCCGGCCATTAATAAAGTGGCACATGAGGATATTCGTGAGAAAGAGTACTTGCATTGGTGGACGTTTATGGGACTTTTCATGGAGATTGGAGAATCTCTGTTCAGCACTATCACTAACATTCGCGAAAAAGTCTCGAAAGGGAAGAAATTGGATAGTTGGGAAAAAGAATTCTATTCTAGCAATAAGGAACTTGTTGACCTTAAAGCGACACCAGAGCGAAGCAAAGAAGAAAAAGAAGAATTAAGAAGAGTATTCGGGCTCGCAAATAATTAACCGGGTATTATACGGAGATACCCGCTGACCGCAAATATTTAGCGGTAGAAAGGACAATACATGACAGAAGATGGAAGTATTGTTATTAACACAAAAATCAGAACTGATGGCGTAAAGGCGGGCGCACAAGAAATTGAAGCCGGATTGCGAAGAGCAGCAGACAGGGTGGATAATTTGGGAACGTCTGCGAAAAACGCCATCAACAAGCAAATAGATGCTTTTGCAAAACTGAATAACGAATACAGCGCACAAGAACAAAAGGTAGAATCGTTACGGCAAAAGGTAGCATCCTATGCAAATCAGCGTATCCCAACTACTGAATACAAGGAAATATCCGACCAAATTTCAAAAGCAGAAGCAAAACTCAATCAGCTTATGTCATCACAGGAACGTTTTGTAGCAAACGGAGGGGAAAAGAACACTTCGACTTATAAAAAAATGCAGTATGACATAGATGAACTTGCGAACACTATTAAATACGCAAGGTCGGAGCTTATTGATCTGGAAGTTTCTGGAAAAGCTTTTTCGACTGGTGTGAACACCAAAGAAGCACAGGCAGACATGGAAAGACTTGCGACCGCAGAAAGAAAACTTGCAGATATGCAGAACCGATTAAATACATCGTATTCTGGTATTAAAAACAAACTTGCAAGTTATGGTACAGGTTTAGTGTCTTTGAAAGAAAAACTTTTTGGCGTAAACAGTGCAAATAATAAGACGGCAAATTCCAATTCGAAATTAAGCAGATCCTTTAAAGACGCTGGCAAATCAGCCGGATCAGCAAGAATGAGCATTGGAAGAATGCTTACGATGTCTGTTTTATTTAGTAGCGTTTTTCGACTTATCAGCATTCTTACGCAAGGAATAATAGGTGGATTCAATAATCTTGCTCAATACTCCAAAACCACAAACGCAAATATATCTACTTTGTGGGGGAGCCTTATCAGATTGCAAAATGCATTTGCTACAGCTTTCAGTCCGATACTAACCGTTATCACACCGATACTGTCACGATTCATTGACCTTATCAGCACAGCCATAACCTATGTAGGAATGTTTTTCGGGTATCTTGCCGGGAATAAGACGTACACAAAGGCATTAGCAGTGCAAAAAGATTATGCTGCCAGTCTGGATAAGACCGCCAAGTCTACGAAGAAAGCCACAAAAGCAGCGAAAGACTACCTGTCACCATTGGATGAAATTAATCGGTATACGACAAATAAGGATACCGACACAACACCGTCTGGATCCGGTGCAAACGGAACACCGATCAGCAAAATGTTTGAAGAAGTTCCAATAGATGCACCGCCGATTTTTGAAAAAATCAAGGATGTACTGGGACAGATATTCCAACCGTTCAAAGAAGCGTGGGAGCGTGAGGGGAAAAACACGATTGATGCGGCCAAGTATGCATTATCGGAGCTTGGAACACTGGCAAAGAGTGTCGGCAGTAGTATGTTGGAAGTCTGGACGAATGGTACAGGTACACAGATACTGTCTACCATGTTACAGATTGCACAGGGACTGCTTACAACGATTGGAAACATCGCAAGGCAATTAGATATAGCTTGGAATAAAAACGCAGTAGGAACGGCCATTATACAGGCTATAGCAGATGCTTTCCAAAAGGTACTTGATATCATCAATCGTCTTGTGTGGGATACGGCTCAGTGGGCGGGATCATTGAACTTTTACCCGTTACTTAATTCGATTAAGAATCTGTTTGAATCTATGTCACCACTGATAGAAGCTATTGGAAGTTTCTTAGAAAGATTGTATACGAACATTATATTGCCGATGCTTACATGGCTGATAGAGAGCGGTCTTCCGGCACTTATTAATGTACTTGCTGGCTTGTTTAATTTCCTCGGTGAACATCAGTGGATTGTTGATGCCATTGGGACAGCATTAGTTACAGCGTTTGCTACATCAAAAATAGTTCCTTTAATTGCAACTATATCAAGCGCAGTTCTTGGATTTGCTGGACACATAGGAACATTAATTGACATTTTAAAAGGTGGCGGTGGATTAATTGGCGTTATCGGTCAAGTAGTTTCTACGTTTGGCATTGTTCCTATTGCAATAGCAGCAGCAATAGCAGCAATCATATTAATAGCTACTCACTGGGATCAGCTTAAAGTCGTAATGTCAAATCTTATGGACTGGATAAAAGGAGTATTTGCCACTGACTGGCACGCTCAATTCGGAGTATTTGGAGATGTAGTGGAAGTTTTTCTTAACAGCTTTAAAGGGATTTTTAACAGCATTAAACAGATATGCTCTGGGTTTGTCACATTTTTAAAAGGAGTATTTACAGGGAATGTAGATATGGCGCTAAAAGGAATACTAAAAATACTCCGTGGAGCTGCTAATTTAATCTACTCAATTTTTAAAGCACCTGTAAATATGGTTATCGCCCTATTTAATGGATTGAATCAAGCAATTATTAATGCAATTAATGGATTGGTAGACGGACTGAATCACATTAAAGTACCGGATTGGGTTCCAGGTATCGGCGGTAAGGGAATTAATCTTTCCCATGCAAATTACACCAGAATTCCATATCTTGCACAAGGGGCAGTTATTCCGGCCGGAAATCCGTTTTTAGCGGTTCTTGGTGACCAGACAAAAGGAAACAACTTGGAGATGCCGGAAAATCTGTTAAGAAAAATCGTAAGTGAAGAAAGCGGTAAAGGTACAGGAATGATAAAACTTGTGGTAAATCTGGACAGCAGAACGGTGCTTGAACAGCTTATTAATACAGCAAAAGAAATGCAGATGTCCAACGGACAGAATGTATTCGAACTCGGGAGGTAGGTAAAATGGCACAGCAAGTGATTAAGATTAATGGTCGGACTATTCATCAGCCAGACACATTCAAATTCAGCTTTGCCACTACCTCTACAGAGGGAACAGAGCGATTAATGAGTGGCGTTATGTGCAATGAACCGATGTTCACGGTAGAATCTTACGCTTATGAGGGAAGTGACATAAGTATATCGGAAATGGCAAACCTTTTGCAGATGATTGTAAATCAGAGACAGGTGCAACTATATTATTTTTCCGTGTATTACGGAAGATGGAGAGAAGCACCGTTTTACGTCACACAAGGAAGTGTAGATATCGGGACATTAAAAGAGGGAGAAGAAAAGTACAAATCCCTTAGTTTTAACATAATCGGGGTGAATCCAATATGATACACATTAGCAATGCATATAAGAAAGCTATATACGGACGTAGTGACTGGTATCCATCTGCAAGGGTTACTTTCTTAGATGGCACAGTGTTAAATCTTGGCCGATCCGAATTTTTAATATCTGGCAACAACATTGTTGATGGAGCTGGTACACAAAGCTTGCCACTCGGTAATGTTGTGTCCAGAAAAATTACAGTAAAGCTGTATAACGCAGATGACAGATATAGAGTTCATAGCTTTCTCGGTGCCAAGATAACATTGTACAAGTCAATTAGCACAGATATGGGTGATCTGACTATAAAAAGTGGCACTTATACCGTAATTGACCCGGAAAGCTATGGGGATACCGTAAGCTTTTCGGCTTATGACGATGCATACAAACTTGACAGAGATTATACCACACATTTAACGTATCCACTCAGCTTAAAGGATATTCTGAAAGATTCTTGCAGAACGTGTGGTGTGCAGATGGATGTTACCTCGTTTTCTGATGATAACATCATGGTAAAGGAAAAACCTACAAATACCACTCACAGACAGGTGATCGGATGGATTGCAATGATTGCTGGCGGGAATGCGTGGATGAATGCAGATAACCATTTACAGATTTCACAGTATGATATGTCTCTTTTTGATAATATTGCGGACATTGACGGTGGATGGTTTGACGATCCGAGACAGAATTATGACGGTGGTCAGTTCGAAACAGACATGATATCAGAAAAGTATTCAACTTATGCGGAGATGTCTGGCGGTACATTCTCAGAAGACATTAGCGAGTATTACTACGATGACTTGGATTGGAGTTCCGAAAAATATTCAAGCGGTTCGAATGTTGACGGTGGATGGTTTGATGATGGGTTGGAACTTCTTACAGATGATTCTTATGGAATTATGTACAGGTCCGTTGAAAGAAAACAAAAAAACGCATATCAGTTGATCGGGAAAAAAGATAATTTGTTCTTGCTTAAAAATGGAAATGTGCTTGGAGTACATTCCGTGGATGTGGAAGAAGCAAGTGGATACATTCTGACGGATGCCACGAACGTGTATACAAGCGGTGACATTTTGGATGATGGTAATTTCAAATTGGTTGATAATTTCCACTTTTTAACCCAGTGGAAGACTGGGCTGACAACAGGAGTAGAGCCTATAGTTATCACAGGAATCCAAACTACAGAGAATGAAAAAACGTACACATATGGTTCTGAGGGATACATATTGAGTATAGAGAATTCACTAATCAAAGATAAGAGCTTACTGGTTAATACAGTCGGAGCAAAACTTACGGGCGTATCATTTATGAATTTTTCCGGCGAACATCTTTCTTATCCTCTTGCAGACTTTATGGATCTTGCCTATGTTATTGACAGGAACGGAAAAGTAAACAAAACCATCTTGACTGATATTACTTTTAACTTCCTCGGGTTTACTTCGCTGAAATGTTCGGCCGAAAATGCAATCAGAAATAGCAGTAAGTACGTGACTTCTGAAACGAAAGCAATACAAAAGGCCTCTGCAATGGCTGACAAAAAAATCAGCAAATACGATGAAGCTGTTCAATCTCTTACGGCATTAATGACACAAGGGATGGGATTTTTCAAGACGGAAAAGATACAGGATGATAAATCCATTGTATTTTATCTCCACAACAAAGAAAAACTGGAAGATTCGAACATTATCTGGAAAATGGTCGGGGATGCTTTTGCGGTATCTACAGATGGTGGCAAAACATGGAATGCCGGACTTGATTCTAATGGAAACGCAGTAGTTAATGTACTTTCTGCCGTAGGTATTAACTGCGATTGGATACACTCTGGAACACTTACGCTTGGCGGTTATAACAACCAAAATGGTGTACTTTCGATGCAAGATTCGGCCGGAAATGAAATAGGGAGATGGAATAATCAAGGTGTGTATGCAAGAGGACATTATGTATCCGAAGATTCTAGCGGAAGAAAACTAGACATCCATAACGCAATGATAGATATGTATTCATCCGGAGGAGAATATGAAGGGCACGTTTCTTCGGCAAGCGGAGGAATAGAAGTAAGAGATGGATATGGAGATTATGTAAGAGTAAATGGTGGATATGCGCAACTTCATGGGGCCAATGGAACACAAATAGGTACAGATGGTACACTTCTTATTTCTGCAAAAAAAATAACCATTAACGGTGATACGGCAAAAACTGGAACGGCCGTATTCAGTGATGGAAGTTATTTGAAATTTAAAAATGGAAACTTGATTGGTGGAAGAACAGCAAGCGGTACGACATTTTAAGGAGATAGGTATATGACAAAAACAGAAAGTGCGGTTCAATGGGCTATCAGAATAGCCAACGACAACAGGCATGGCTACAGCCAAGCGAATCGTTGGGGGAATCCAGATTATGATTGCTCATCACTCGTAATATCTGCATGGCAGCAAGCCGGAGTTCCAGTAAAATCAAATGGAGCTACTTATACGGGAAATATGTACAATGTTTTTCGTGCTTGCGGATTCACGGATGTAACGGCAATCTGCAACAGAGCCACTGGTGCTGGAATGCAAAGAGGGGATGTACTACTAAATGTTAAATATCACACTGCAATGTACATCGGTGGTGGTCAGATGGTGCAAGCATCATCTACAAGAGGACATCCAGAAGCCGGGGATCAGACGGGAACAGAGATATGGGTGTGCAGATATTATAATTATTCGAGAGGATGGGATTACGTTTTACGGTATACAAAAGGCGGTTCTGCTGGCGGTGGAGGGACACCGACACAACCATCTGGTGTTTCTCTTGTAAGATGGATCCCTGGATAGAAAGGAGAAAATATGGCTATACAGATGCGTAGGGGACTACTTGCAGATTTTGACGCAAGTAAGATGCTCCCCGGTGAATTTGCGGTAACTATAGACGAAGTGGCCGAAAACCAAAAAGTATTTATCTGTTTTTCAGCCGGAACATTTAAGACGTTGGCTACAAGAGAAGATTTTGAGCAAGACTTGGCGAATATCCAACAGGCTATCGAAGACGCAAGAGAAGCGTCAAAGACAGCGAATGCAGCTATCGACAAGGCTAACCAAATTATAGCCGGAAAGGTCGGAATCGATGATACACAGTTGAGTGGATCTACAGTGTATTCTTCGGAAAAGACAGATCAGCTGTATGTTAAAAAAACAGAATACGACAAACTTGTTGAAAAAGTAAACTCTTTGGTAAGCGATTTGTCGAATGCTCTAGTAAGTAGGTGATAGTATGGGCCAGATATACATTGAAGCGTTGAACGAAGCAAAAACATTGTCGGATAGTGATTACTTGCTCATAGAAACAAGCACAGAAGATCTAAAGATTTCTATCGGGACTTTAAAACAACTGCTTTCCGTTGCTACAGCGGATAAATTAACAAATCCGTTTGAACTAACTCTTTCCGGCGATGCTACAGGGACAACAACTATAGACGGCAGTGAATCTGTTGATATTGATGTATCTCAAATCAAAGCAACTTCGCTGAAAAACGATATTAAAATCAATGGTACACCGTTTGATGGGCAGGACGGAATAGTGACTGATCAATGGGGGAAAGAAAGACAGATTACTATCGGCGGATGTGTAAGAAGCGTAAATGGCGAATCTGATATTGAATTCCCGGCAAACGAAGTCTTTTCAGGATCTGGACAGCCTTACGTCCCGACCGCTGGTGGAGCTATGACAGGAGATTTAAAAAGGAACATTAATGATGCTGATTATACTGTTTACAGTGCTACTACAGAAACGACAGAATCTGGAACGTCTGTAACTATTAAATTTGGAGATGTTAATGCAAATCCAGTCATACTCGGATTAAGCCAGCCAATTTGGAACAATGGCGTAAATGTAAAAAAACTGCTTACAGAAGATGACCTGTACGAGTTAGAAAGACGTATTAGTGAATTAGAAAGTATGGCTACACAAACATCATCTATTAAGGAGGAAGATATAAATGGCTAATGAAAAAGCGCAGAAAATCTATGGGAAATATATAAAAGACCTTCCACAAGTTACAGAAGTAAATGATACAGATGATATCATCGTGGAAGATTCTACACCGATTACAAATCGAGCAAAACTTGGTGTTATTTTCGATACGATTAAAAGTAGAATTGCATCTACGTGGAAGTTTTCAGAATTAGGGAACAAAACAATTCTGACGTATATTACGGAATTAAAAGCAAAAGCCCCAGTATTTGGCACAACGTCTCTTATCGAAACACCTGCAAATACTTACAAAGATACTACTGTAAAATTCGGAAAAACTTTTTCAAAGGCTCCGACTGTATTTGTATCTCTTTCCGGTGGATCGCAAAATACAAAATCGTTCGGAGTAGAGGTTTTAAGTACGACCACCAGTAGTTGCGTTATTCGTACTGTTAACGGACACAATTCAAGCGTGTCTATGTTTGTTAACTGGTGCGCATTAACCTAAAAATGTGGGGAACATTGACAGTCGAAAAATATGAGATGATTTCCTTATCAAACAGGAAAGGAGAAAAAATATGGCAGCTATGAGCGAAGAAACCACTTGTGAAGTAATCAAAAGCTGTGCCTACGGTTATACTGTAGACGAATTGGCAGAACACTACGGCATGGAAAAAGCAGATGCAGAAAAGTTTGTGAAAGAGCATGCAACTGAGATTGCGGAAACGAAAGAACATTTAAAACAGGAGGGATATATTGAATAGGGTAGTCGATGTTTCTGAACATAACGGGAACATCGACTGGACTAAAGTAAAAGCATCTGGCATTGTAGGTGCTATCCTTAGATGCGGATATGGGCAAGATCAGACAGGACAGGATGATAAAAAATGGCTGAGAAATGTATCTGAATGTGAGCGTCTTGGCATCCCTTACGGTGTGTACCTGTATTCTTACGCAAAGACTACAGGTGCAGTACAGGGAGAGGTCAACCACACATTAAGACTTCTAAAAGGACATTCTCCGGCATGGCCTGTATATTTTGACAGCGAACAGCCGGGAACACAGGGTGTTGCAAAAGCCAATGCAAAAGCATTTTGTGATGCAATGGTAGCACATGGCTATAAAGCCGGAATCTATGCATCTACATCTTGGTATAAGAACTATATCGGCCAGACATGGGGATATTCTCTGTGGATTGCATCTTACGGCTCTAAATCTGCCGGAGTAGACGGAATTGATATGTGGCAGTACACATCGAAAGGCTCTATTCCTGGAATCCCTGGAAATGTAGATGTAAACTATCTCTATAAGGACCTGGGCGGTACGGTAACTCAGGTACAGAAACCGACTGTAGCACCGGCACCTAAACCGGTAGATGAATCTTGGAAAGGTGACAAGCGGTATTACCTGGAAAACACCCGTGTAGGGTCATGGCAGAAAGCTATGAATATAGGATTTGACACTAAAGAATTATCTGAGGATAACAAATTCGGTGTCGGCTCACAGAATTTTGCTAAAACGCATATCTTATGGTCCGGTCAGACACACAACTGCATCACAGCTATCAGATGGCTGAGACGTACCCTCAGAGACGTATATGGCTTTACGAAGCTGTCTTACAACGAGGGGTGGACAGACTACCTCGGGAAGTGCGTAGAGGTATTCCAGAGGAACAGAGGACTTACACCGGATAGAAAAGTAGGACTTGACACAACCTACTGGCTCTTATCCGGCGTTGTAAAATAATATAAGAGCATTACACTTTGCATACAATACTAAAAATCCCCACTGCTGATTACTTGCCAGTAGTGGGATTTTTTTCTTTTTCTATAAAATGATAGATTGGAAGCAGAATTCCGATATATCCTTTTTTGTACATGACATTCATTAGTGATTTCATTCCAATTGCGCTTTCGATAGATCTTTGAATGGAAATTACGTCATTTATCCTGGTCCCATGCATCGGTTTTAATTTTAGAACAACATATTGATTCGTGCATAATGAACCATCTATCATAACCATTAATCCAACTTCGCTGTACATATGCAATATTTTATCAGAAACTTCTTTGATTTTTTCATCTGATATTATTTGACTTATGACAGAATCGTTTGTAAGATTATCAAATCGTTTTTCGTTATATTTTACGTTTCCTCCAGTAACATCGTCTGTATAATTTTGCTCTTTGTCCAGTTCACAATTTGCAACACACAGAGAAGCGAAAGCATCGGAAAAATCCTTTATGCGTTCATTCTCTTCTCTTTTAACTTTCTCTTCTGTGGAAAATGTTCGGAAAGTTGTATTTGAAAAAGCTACATCTATATCTTCTGGTGATGCAAGAACTTCTCTTGGATGTGTCCCGAACTCAGAACTGACAATTCCCATTTTTTCAAGCTGTTTCAAAATGCGATCCGCACGATAAAAACCAATTTTATAAGTTCTTTGTAACATTCCAACAGAAGCTTTCCCGTTTTTGATAAATAGTTCTGATGCTTCTTTTAAGTAAGGATCTGGATTTTCAACAACTGCATATTTGAGCTCAAAATGATTTTTGGGAATTGATGTTTTTTGAACATCATTCTGATTCTTCCTTTTGTTAATTCGTTCAGTTGGAATCTCTATATTATCTATCTTAATTTCTTTTTCTGAAACAGTTTTTCTTTCGACATCCAATTTGTTTAAGTCTTCGACAAGAGTTTTGTACTCATGTTCAAGAACAGCATTGGCACGATCGGTTAGAGATTTTTCTTTAGTAACAAGACGATATGCGCTATCATCAAATTGCAAAGTGTCAGTGTCTTTTTTCTTGTCTTCTTTTATCAAATATGAGAACAGATATGTTAACCCACCCAAAATTGCTATGTTTAGTATGAATAAGAATATAGTACCAATTATACCATTTTCTTTCACATACTTTGTCCAGTTTGCAAAAAAATTAATCGTCTGAAAGAGCGTTAATATTCCAAATAAAATTTCCGCCAATACAAGCAATGTAATTTTAAAACCAGGAGAATCATGTTGGCCAGAAGATTTCTCTAAATTCTTTTGAAAAGTATAGAGCTTTTTTCGCCTGTTTTTCTTCCTAAGTTCTTTCTTGCGCTTTTTAGCACGTTTCTTCTGCATTTTTCGGTTGTACGCAGTTCTTGTTACAGCACGTTTTATGTAATGATATTGGCTCGGACGCATTTCAACAGCTCCTTATTATCTTTTTAAGAAGTATATAGTATGCTATGATTATATTCTATTAAGTATTTTTCTTTTCTTTTCTTCGAATTCTTTCTTATTGATTGCTCCACAGTCAAGAAGTTCTTTTAATGCTTTTAGCTGATTTAGATCATTTGCAACTTCTGCGGTAGATTCTGGTTTGTCGCTTATCTTTTTGTTTAGAAAATCCATAAATTCTTTATATCTTTTTTTGTAATCTTTTCCTATAACCGAAAGAAGTAAAGAATTTGGATCATTTTTAACCGTCTTCTTCCAGCCTTTGTCCATCCATTTTATTTTCTTGGCCTGTTCTCCCGGAATTATAAATTGTATATATCCAGGTCCACACCAAACACTTGGTTCCTTGCATGTTATACCGCTAATGTTTTGATAATAGAATTTTCTCCCTTGTTTTCGAGAATCTGTTACATACATAGGAATAATCTCTACATATTCATCATAAGCAACAAGTTTCCCGAAAAAGCTATCTAATTCCAAGACCTTTTTATTCTGCATATAAGTACCTCCGCATACATAGTATGCTATCTTCTTAATACCGCAATCACAACTCCAAACCTTACCCATTGTTCCATGTCTTCAAAACTATTTGGATCAACTTCTATGACATCACCGAAGCCGTTGATCGGGACTAACTTTATCTTACCTCTCTGCACATACCGCCTTATATACGCACGTCCTGTTTCTTTATGTATAATAATCACGGTATCACCGTTTCTTGGCACTCTTTTGGATATGCAGATGATATCACCCTTTACATATACAGGGAGCAAGTGGTTGCTCGTTATCTTTATGCCACAATGTAATGTCTCACCGTACTTTTTTATGTATTCCGGGCAGTATATCCGTTCTTCGTGTGAAGAATCCAATATCATACCGTCAGCCATCTCACCAGTGGGGCATAGAACATCCAACATGTTTTCGGGATCCGTTTCCAATACTTTCATAGAGATTTCATAATCCATCTTACCAAGAATATACGCACGTTGTCTGTCGGTCAATTGCCTGTACTTTCCCAATACCTCGTATTCCTTAGAAGAATACCCTAAGAGATCAGGGATAGATTTATGAGTTAGTTCCGACAACCTTAGTGCTAAGAAAACGTCAAGATTATTAGTCTTCCGCGAAACGATATTTTTGTATGTGGACACAGAAACACCCAGCATCTTGGAGAAGAGAACTTGCGTAAAATCAAGGCTTTTCCGCTCTTCTTCGATGTTATGTGCAAAGTTATCCAGCATTTCATTTTTCGTTAGCATTATGTCACATCCTGTCGAAAAGGCTAATATCTTGGCTATTCTTCATTATTTTTATAAGAAAAATATGATATTTTAGCCAACATCTTGACTATAGTTTCGAGTTATAATTTATTTAAGTATTACAATGTATCATTATAAAACAAAAATGGCACTTGTCAAGCCATTGATAGGAGGTAATCTAATGGGAAAGGACGAAATGAACAGCAAGAGCAACAAAACATGGACTGATACTTATGAAAACGAAATCAAGCGGATGATAAAAGGAATCCGTGACCCACGCTTAATGCGTTACATCTATCTTGTGGTAAAAGATGCTATCAGCGAAAACATTGACAGATAGCAAACATATGTTCTATAATGTAAGTAATCGCTACTGGAATGACGTGTCGGATATTGGAGGGATTTATGTGGACGAAAAGAAAACCATAGAAACGTATCAAGATGAAGTTATAAAATTAATAAAAAAAGTAAAAAATCCAAAATGGTTAACTTACATATATGCTTATGTAAAAAAATTCATTGAATAATTAGCAAAAAAGAAAGACAAGGACTTGCGCATTGCCCTTGTCTTTCTTTTTATTTTTCTTTTTCAGAAATCATGTCCACTAAATGTTCTAAACTTTCCCAACCTTTTTCATCCAATCTTGCCAAAGCTGAAATAAGTCGGCATTTAAAATCATTTTCGTCTGCTTTTTGAAGATCTGATAATAAATTAGAAATCTCAATTGCTTTTGGATTATCTATCAGCATATCTCCGTCACCAGTTCTCAGCCATAATTCATTTATTCCATATTCCTTACAAATTAATGCGATTGCCGCATCACTTGGAATGCTGCGCCCCATTTCATAAGTTGCCACTGTGTTTCGCTTCACTTTAATTCTGTCTGCAAATTCTTGCTGAGTAACATGAAAATAATTCCTGACTTCTTTTATTCTGTCTTTCGTGTTGTTCACCTCCTGTCTGTAAATCTAATATAACACAAAATGTTGAAAAAATCAACATTAACTATTGACAAATGTTTTATACCGACATATAATTGTTTTAGAATCAACAAGGAGGTGATAGCAAAGATGAAAAATAAAATTATTGAATTATCAATAATGGCGGTATTCATTATCGTTATTTCAAGGAAATTTGACGATATAGATAAAAAGCTTATGCAGATTAAAGAAAGTTACAACATTACTGGGAAAAAGCTTACTTATTAAGTTCAATAATTTCTTTTACTAAATACTCAACAAGAATCGGGATTGATTCGTTTATTGCTCTTTACATTGCAATATCAGCACCGTATTTATCCAGATATTTTTCGTAGCAATCAGAATAAGATTTTTTGTAAAGCTTGATTGCCGAATCTGATATCATCTGTGCAAGTTTTTTAGAATCGATTTCCATTATAAGAGCACCTCCTTTGTATTGATACAAGGAGTATAGCACAGAAAGGAAGTGAGTGCATGAGCGAGAAAGAAAAAAAGATAGTTGAGAAGATAAAAAAGGCAATGCCGAACTTATCAGAATTTGACAAAGGTTATTTTCTCGGCAAAGTAGAAAGTCTGGCAGATGAAGCAGAAAAGAAGCCGGACACTCCGGCGAAAAAAACCTAATGGATGCCGGAACCATAACAATTGAATACAGGTAGGTGACGATACGGAAAGGAAAAGAAAAGTATTGAACTGAAATGCAATGGAAGAGCCAAGAGTTGATATGGAGCTGAAATGTCAAGCACTGAATGTAACTGAGATGGAAGCGAATGGCAGAGATGTGAAAAGAAATGATATGGCTTTGTGACGCTTAGCACGGATTTGAAAAGTAGCAGATCAGCATGAACAGACACGAAAAGATAAGGAATTGAAGAGAGAAGCTCTGAAACGGAATAGCATGGAATAGCCTTGAAAAGGAAAGGAGATGCTTTGAATTGGAAAAGCTGAGCACAGTTTTGACAAGGAAGCGAAGAGCGTAGAGTGGTAAAGCAACCAGAACAAATTGAAAAGGAGAAAACAGTATCATGAAAGAACTGAAAGTAAGAATTACGTTCACTGAGGAAGTATTAGGTTCACAGTGTGCGGATAAGGAGATTCACCGGACTTATATTGCATCAAAAGCACCGGATGCACCGTCCCGTGAGGACGAAGTAGCAACATTGGGTGTAGATGCAGTGGAAGAGAAATCAATGACGATTTTCCACAAATACGAAGACGGAAAGCCGTTCGTATATGACTACCAGGTAAAAGGCATGTTCAAAGATTCATGCGGAATGCTCCGTAAGGTTAAAGGTAGTGAATCATCAAAAATCAAGGCGTACAAAAAGGAGATTGACGGTCTTATTTTTGTGAAAGAACGCAAAATACCTCTGATTTTTGACGGGGATATGGGAACGTGTCAGAGACCGCTCCGGGCAAATACACCACAGGGAGAAAGGATATCCCTTGCATGTTCAGAGACCGTTCCGGTTGGCACAACAATGGAATTTACCGTTCAGTGTATGCTAGATAGCCATGTAAAACTCATAAAAGAATGGCTTAACTACGGAGAATTGAGAGGTTTTTCACAGTGGCGAAACTCAGGCAAAGGGCGCTATGTTTGGGACGAACTGGACAAAAACGGGAACATCATTGGCGGTAATAACGTACATAAAAAGGTGAAAAAAACAGGTACGAAAGGCAGTAAAAAAGCCTAAAAATATTTATTTTTCAATGTATTCAAATTATTGGAAAGGTAAATGCGAAAATGGCAGTTGATTTTTGGTCAAATCGCAAGCCACTTAGCAAGCCACAACCCTTGAAAAATAAGGGCAAAACGGTAACTGGTCGCAAGCCAAACGACACTCAGATAACAATCAATTGACGAGCCAAAATTAAAGAAATTTTCAAAAAATCGAAAATTTTGACAAGCCAGTTGACAAGCAAATGACAAGCTAAAACCCTTGAAAAATAAGGCAAAACTGCTTGTCAAGTTAAAACGGTTAGCAAGCCACATAACAATCAATTAACAATCAATTCGCAAGCCAGTTGACAACAATAGAAGAATATAAAGAAGAATAAGAATAAAAAGAATATAGATATATGTCAGACACAATCGGTCTGACGATAAAAGGGACATAAAAAGTGCCCCGCTGGTACCGACATACCAGACAGGGCGGTGTACCGCTAACGAACACTTAGCGAATACAGGTTTATATTATAACACATTCTCCTGTAATTCGCAAATCTGAGGAACAGGAGGAAAAACACGTATGACAATGGCAACAGAGATCATCCGCAAGTTGAAAAGAAAACTAATCTTTTGGCGTTGCTTATGGTTTGTCACATTCATTGCAATGCTGACACTTATGATCGGGTAGGAGGTATAGCGCATGGAAGACAAGCTTAACTACTACAGGATAGCACTTGTGATAACACTATACGCATTGGCGGTTATGATAGCCGGATGTGTATAAAAAAGAGTGCCGATGGAAAATCCAGTCAAGCACTCAGAAAAACATTCAAAAAAATTATAACACATGAAAGGAGATTTGAACATGGGGGAAGAGAAAAAAGAAAACGATACAAGGGCAATGATGCAGGCGTATATAGAACTTGGTAAAAAACTGAACACGGAAAAAGTGATGGAATCATACGCTTATATGCATGGACAGTTAGAAGTTTTAAGGAGATATGTAATGAACCGCGAATACATAGACAGCAAAGATATAATCGCAATGATGGGATGGGATGAAGATGGAGAACATTGAAGGATATGACCATTGGAAGACCATACCGCCGGAGCCGGAACCAGTAACTTACTGTAGCTCATGCGGTGTGCCGATGTATGAGGGTGAATATCTATACACGGTAGACGGTGAGAAGCTATGCGAAGATTGCTTGAATGACATGTATAGGAGGATGTTATAAATGGCACTTAAAAGCTACGAGGAATTAGTGAAAGTCGATGTAAGCCAGTATTGCGAAAAGCGAGATGGATTCACGTATTTGAACTGGGCGAAATGTATTGAACTGCTGAGACAGAATGGTGCTACCGAGGTGTATTGGGAGCCAATTCCTGATCCACAAACCGGAAGCAGCCTTAGAAAAACAGACATCGAGTTTAAGGACAAGAACAATAATACAAATCGTTGTTATGAAACACGAATAAAAGTTGTGATTGACGATAAAGAGTATGAGATGCAGACGCCAGTAATGAACGGCGCAAATCCAGTAAAGGACAACTCCATGAGCCAACAGAGAGTATGGAACAGCATGTGCAGAGCGTTTGTGAAGTGCGTGGCTATTCATACTGGACTTGGATTTAACTTATGGTTGAAAGAAGAATACAACAAACTGGAAGCACAGATTCCTGGAACTGGAGAGAATCTTGCATCAGAAGCAAAAAAGAAAACGCTTAAAACGCAGTGTACGGCACACGGCATTGATTTAGAAGCTTGGGTATGCGGAAATGGAAAGACGGTGGACACACTTACAGAAACAGAATGCGCAATGATGCTGAATGCGATTAAGAAAAAGTATGGTGATGATTAATGGACTATACAGGGACTTTTGATAGCTTAGCGGTGGATTTTGCCACCAATAAGCAAAAAGCCAGTCTGACGCTAAATGAAGACGCAAGACAGGCATTTGAGAACCTTAGAGGTAAGCAGATTACAATAACGATTAAGGCATACAAGAAAAAAAGAAGTCTCGATGCAAACTCTTACTTTCATGTACTGGTTGGAAAGATTGCAGATGCGACCGGGAACAGCAAGGTATACATAAAGAATAAGCTAATAGCGGAATACGGACAGTACGAAACCATTAACGGTGCATTAGTTCCGCTCCCATTGGACGATGATATAGACGCATACAATGTGGAATTTGTTCATCTGCAACCTACATCTAGGACAACCACCAATCAGAAAGGAAAAGTATTCCGGGTGAATCTGGTAATGCGAGGTTCACATACTTACGATACCGATGAAATGTCAAAGCTGATTGACGGGACTGTGTACGAAGCGAAAGAACTTGGCATAGAGACTATGACACCGAACCAGATAAGCGAAATGAAAGAAAGATGGGGTGTGAAGATTGGCGAAAAGACTTAAAAGTGTATTCACTGACGATATGGAGCACTGCTACTTTACGGGAAGTCCAAACTGTCACAGACACCACATTTTCTATGGTCCGTACAGAAAAAAATCGGAAGAATACGGATTTGTGATACCGTTAGCACCACATTTACACGAATTTGCGCCAGAAAGCGTACACGGGAACCCAAACAGTGGGTTGGACTTAGAACTCAAGCAGATGGCACAGAGATATTTTGAAGAACACTATGGAACAAGAGAAGGGTTCATACAGGTGTTCGGAAAGAACAGGTTGTAACCAAATAAATATAGATTCATGTGGCAAAAATGGAACTATTAACAGGTTCTAACGCATATCATCTCACCCATTCGATATGCACAGCACAAGATATTGTATCACGGCCGGAGAAGCCACACTCCGGCAGAAAGGAGAAAAGCGGTGGGAAAGAATAGAGAGACGGCAGAAAGCTATTTTATTCGAATACCGGATGGACATAGAAACGCAATACAACGTCCGTACGACATGAATGTTGATAGAATCTTTCGAAGAATGATAGAGCATGCGAATAACAATGGTGACTGTATTGTGAATAATGGAGATGGCGTATTCAGACCAATTCCGGGTGATCCGGTAGATGAAAAAGCATTCCATGAATACATTGGGAAAGAATTACATAGAGCCAGAGCAATCCAGTATAAACGGCTCTGCATGAAGCAGACGTTTGAAAGTTGGAAAAAGATAGGTAGGGATTACAATGCATTACATTTTGATGGTGAAAGGCAAGCTGAATAACATGAATGATTATATCCGAGCGCTGAATACAAACAGGTACAAGGGTGCGGATATGAAGAAAGATAATGAATCCCGTGTGATGCAAGCTATATATGAGCAATTCGGAAGATTGCGAATAACAAGAAAGGTACGGATGCACTACCGATGGTATGAGCCGGATAAGAGACGTGACTTGGATAATGTAAGCGCATTTGGGCGAAAGTGCATCCAAGACGCATTAGTAGATACCAAAGTCTTGCAGGACGATGGATGGAAAAACATAGTGGGATTCACGGATGAATTCTATGTTGATAAGAAAAATCCGAGAATTGAGGTGGATATTGAAGAGGTGTGAGCGAGAATTACATAAAACTTAGCAGAAAGATACTGGAATGGGACTGGTATCCAGATATAAAGACGTGTCGGTTGTTCTTACACATGTTGTTAAAAGCCAACTGGAAAGATGCAAGCTTCCGTGGAGAAGAGATCAAAAGAGGATCATTTGTCTCTTCGACATCCGTTCTTTCGAAAGAAACAGGGTTGTCTGAGAGCGAATTAAGGACAGCACTTTCGCATCTTAGAAAAACAGGTGAGATTACATGTAAAACCACAAACCGATATACCGTATATACGGTGAATAACTATGCAAGATACCAGACTGAACAGAAGAATGAAAAAAAAGAAAAGCCGACCAGACAGGAAGAAAAACCGGAGAAAGACAATGGATCCGTTGAAGCTGTCATAAAAGCCTGGAACGATTTGGAAAGATACGGGATAAAACCTGTAAAGAAGATAGAAAAGACTTCCAAGAGATATCAGAATTTGCAAGCAAGGTTAGAAAGCAACGGATTGGATGATGTCTTGAAAGCAGTGGACAATGTGAAGAAAAGCAAGTACTTACAAGGAAAAGTGAAAAACTGGAAGATAACATTCGACTGGTTTGTACTCCCGAACAACTTCACAAAAGTGTCTGAGGGACAGTACGAGGATAGCGGACAAGAGAAAAAAGGATTCAATAATTTCGATGGCCGGAACTATGACATGAATGATCTGGCTAGAAAACTTATTACATAGGAGGAAAAACATGGAAAAACCGGATGGATGCACTTATCCAAACTGTTTTATCTGTCCTTTGGCAGACTGTAGTTGGGCGAGTGCTAAAGCGGAATTACCTGGAGAAACAAAGAAAAAGCGGAGAATAGTAAGACGTAGCAAAAAGAACGCTGTTCGGATGTGACTTTGTGACAAGACAGGAACAGGCTATTGAGGAGTTTAAACGGAAATCACATTATGCGGATCCGTATGAATATTGGAAAAAGAAACAGGAGGAAAGTAAAAATGAGAAAAAGTAATGTATTGGAATTAGCTAAGAAATTAGTAGCAGCTATCGAGAAAGAAGACCAGACAAACAAAGTGATGCTGAAAGATATCCCGGTTGGTGGGAAGTTTGATACTGGAATTGGACGATTTATTGTGCTGGAACAGAAAGAAGATTCCACTGCAGTTATTACAGAAGACTTATATCGTGAAGATGTGAAATTTGATGATGATTGTACGGAATACAGGAAATCATCATTAAGAGAACTGTGCGAGTGCGAAATTCTCAATGAGTTTTCTGATGAATTCGGAGAAGAAAATATTTGTACAAATGAAGCCGGATTAGTAACAGTTGATGGACAGGAAGTATTTGGAAAACTCTTGACCAAAGTAAGACCTCTGACATTTGACGAAGCACGTGAATACAATGATCTGCTTGTAAACAAAGACCTACCGGATTGGTACTGGACTTGCACATCTTGGAGCACGAAAGAAAGAGGATGGGAGTATTCAGTAGCGGTTGTTTCTCCGTCTGGTGACATCAACCGCAATTGTTACTACAACAGTCGCGGGGTGCGCCCATTTTGTATCTTAAAATCTAATATCTTTGTATCCAAAGTTGAGGAGGAGTAAATCATGATGACGTTAAAAGAATTCGGAGAAAACCTTAAAAATCTTAATGAAGTTTTTGAACAGTTAAGAAAAAAATACCAGAAGCCGGAAATCGGAAAGACAATTGAAGTTGCCGGTATTAACTGGCTGGTGTTGGACAAGCTTGAAAAAGGATATTTTGCAATTTCGGAAGATTTTTACGGAAGAGACAGAGAGTTTGATGATAATTGCAACGACTGGAAAAGCAGTGATTTGAGAAATGAGCTCAACACAGATCTTCGCAAAAAGATTGAGAATGAGTTGGGAGTGGATTCACTGGTTGAATTTGAGCGCGATTTACTTTCGTTAGATGGTCAGACGGAATATGGAACTTACAGAGATTATGTTTCACTTATTTCCGTGGATGAATACCGGAAGTATAGAAAGTTCCTGCCGAATAGGGGTAAATGGTGGTGGACACTTACACCAAACAGCACGGCTTGTAATAATAATGACACCTATGTATCGGTTGTTTCTCCGTCCGGTAACATCATCGGCAATTCCTACAACTTAAGTAACGGGGTGCGCCCAGTTTGTATCTTTTCCTCTTCAATCTTTGAATGTTGAAAGCGACCAGCATGGATTTATATAGAAAAATTAATGAAAGAGGTAATGAATTGACAAGACAGGAACTGGAAGACAAAGAGCAAGAGGAATATCTTGCGGAGTGGTTAAGAAAAAAGAAAGAGAAAAAGAAGAAATTTAATTTTAGGAGGAACAAAAGTGGGAGAAGTAATAAAAGCTTATAAAGGATTCAACAAAGGCATGACTTGCAGAGATTTCCAATATGAAGAGGGGAAAGAATACGAAGAAGAAAGAGCCGAAGCGTGCAACTGTGGATTTCATGCATGCGAGCATCCGTTAGATTGCCTTGGATATTATGATCCGGCACACAGTGTATATCATGAAGTCGAACAGAGTGGAGAGATATCGAAAAGATCTGATGATACGAAAGTAGCATCTACGAAGATTAAGATCGGGGCAAGAGTGAACATTGCCGGATTGGTACAGGCTGCTATCGAATATACGAAAGAAAGAGTTAAGCCAGAAGCAGAAGCTAATGAGGACTACGGGGCATCCAGTGCGACAGGCTACAAAGGGGCATCCAGTGCGACAGGCGACTGTGGGGCATCCAGTGCGACAGGCGACTGTGGGGCATCCAGTGCGACAGGCGACTACGGGGCATCCAGTGCGACAGGCAACTGTGGGGCATCCAGTGCGACAGGCAACTGTGGGGCATCCAGTGCGACAGGCGACTGTGGGGCATCCAGTGCGACAGGCTACAAAGGGGCATCCAGTGCGACAGGCGACTACGGGGCATCCAGTGCGACAGGCAACTGTGGG